CTGAGCAGTCGCTTGAATCGGTCGGACAGGTTACCATGCTTGTACTCCGTATCGGACTCACGAATGCTCATACATGCGATGTCATCCTTGCTAAAGCCGCCTCTGAGGGCCTTACCCACGTCTGGCTCCAGACGTTTGGTACGCTTTCAAATCGCCAACAGGTTTCTATCGAAGCCTTCCGCAAGGTTCACCGCGATGAACTTACACCAGCCCTAGACGTCGTCATGATTCATTTTGAAGATTGCGGCCTTCCCCAGGCCTGCGATTTTCGTGACTACGTCCCCCCGCTCTCTGACTTTGAATGTCGTTCCCAACTCAACGTCTGTGTTCCCGACTTAGTCCCCAATGGTGTCGCTCCTCGTTTCATGTTTGACTCTCATGCCAAAATAAACGACGACACCGGCGGCTACACCGTCGATCGCACAGGCGATGTCTACACCAACGCCTACAACATCACTTACCACTTCAAGACCATGCGTGGCCACTGCGGCATTCCTGTCTTTTCGGACTCCTGTTCGGAAGGCACTGCCTTGGTTGGCCTCCACAAATGTGGTAACAAGACCACCGGTGGGGCTGCCCCGCTCTACCGTGAGTGGATTGACCACGAGATCACTTTGATTCGCGCTATCTATCCTAACATGAAGTGGTATCCTCACAAGGACAACACTGAGTTTACGCCACCCGGCGACAACTTTCCCCAATGCTACCCAGGCGTCACAGTCGGCATCACCCGCCCCTTTCATGCATCGACTGATACGAAGCTTCGTTCTTTACCTCATGCTTCTCTTTACAATATCGACGCTGCTCCTGCTGTCCTGGACACCGTCAAGATTGGCGATTCTATTGTCAACCCTTACATTAAGAATCGGTCGAAGATGCCTACTACAGTCCCTATCTATCCTTTTGTTCCTAACCGCGCTGAGCTGGTTTCTGCTGTTATTAACAATCGGGCTGCTCCTGAATCTTTGGATCTTAAGCAGTGGACACGCGTTATGACCTATGACGAAGCTGTCTATGGTATTCCTGGCACTCTCTTTGCCTCGCTCGACATGACTACTTCTGTCGGTTACCCCTATGTACTGACTGGTAGCACCAGCAAGCGCGCGTGGTTCACCAACGCCACCCGCGCTGCTATCATCAAGAAGACCGTTCTCGACAAGATCGAACTTCTTAAGAAGGGCATCCGCCCTCTCTTTCTTCACATGGATGTTTTGAAGGACGAACGCCGTACGGCCGCTAAGGTTGCTGAAGCCAGCACCCGTGTGGTCGTCGTCGGTCCTCTCGACCTTCTCATTATCAACCGTATGTACTTTGGCGGGTTCGCTACCTGGACCCAAACCAACAAAATTACAAACGGTGTCACGATCGGCATGAATCCTTACTCTATCGAGTTCGATGACATGTGCCGCCGTCTCTTCAAACCTACCTTTGACGTGTTCGGCGGCGACTCCGCCAAGTTCGATCTCTGCCAACACCCCGTCCCTCTCGAGGACGTCCGTGACGGCATTAATGACTGGTATGGTGACGAGGAGGGCAATCGCGTCCGCGCGTTGCTCTTCGTTGAGTTTACTCAAGCTCGACACGTTACCTTTCCTGTCTCCGTCCGTGACCCTGCCTTTCGTAAGGCGCTCACGGAGGTTGTCTACTCCGACGACCCGTTTGTCGTGGATGAGGCTCTCAAAATCATTCACGCTAGCGACTTCGCCAAGTGGGCTTTCATCTATGAAGTCTGCCTCGGTCATCCGAGTGGCAGCTACCTCACCGCCCTAGTCAATTCCTGGTATTCCACTACCAAGGCTTTTATTGTTGCTCAGTTCTATATACGCAACATAACCCTTGTTCTTGAGTGGCTCCACAAAGAGCGCATCGTGCCTATGACCCTTGGCGATGACTTCCTTATCGCAGTCCAAGCCGAGGTCCAGCCGCACCTTAACGCTCTCTCCTTTTCTCAGTTCTCTCGCCTGTATGGAATGCAGGTTACCCGCGAGGACAAGACTGCCATCACAGTTCCTTTTCCTTCCGGCCCTCCGATCTTTCTCAAGCGTGTTCTTTATTACAGCAAAGAGATAGGTCGTTGGGTCGGTGCGCTCGACAAGCAAGCCATTGTAGATGGCATGTGTTGGATGCGCAAGGAGAACCCTACCACCGACGAGCTTCTTCAGCTCTTCGACCATGCTCTTATGGAGTACTCGTTCTGGGGCTCCGCTGTTTACGCAGTGGAGGCCCCCCGAGTAGGTCAGGCTGCCCGCTTGACTCTAGGCCGAAACTACGTCCCGTTGACGTGGTCTCAGGCCCGGGATCACGCCGACCGTGCTGAAACTTCCGGCCCTAGTTCCAAGTTCTAAGCTTCCAGATCCGTCCGCCGGGACGTTAAACACGAGCTGCGCCCCTTTGGCATACACACCCAGACCCCAAACATCGCATCACCAACCCGGACTTTGCCCTCCGTTCTCACGATAAAGGCGTTGCCGTTCAGTCCTTCCCTATGAACGTCATCCACTCGCGCTATTTAGTGCATAGGGATCCAGTGTTTCCGAATTGTGTTACGGATTTCACTTAGATACACAGCCAACTCTCTACAAGTTAACCCAGCCATTACTGGCAACACCAGCGGCGTTCCCGCCGCAATCAGTCCCGATGGTCCAACCATTACTGACACCGCCCCCCATGTCACAGCTGCTGAAGTCCGTTCTCAGGACGTCACCACTGCTTTCGTCGGCTCTCTTGCCGTCGAGAAAAGTGACCCCACAGCTTCTACATTCGCTTCCCCGGCTTACGTCACTGCTATGTCTACAGAGTTTCTTATGACTCTCAAGAAGACGCTTTGCCGCCCTATCCAGGTTGCTTCAGGCACCTGGAATACCTCCGACACTGTCGGGATGAACGAGTTCTCGGGTTCCCTGCCCGAGATTCTCCTTGCACTCCCTATCATTCAACGCAAGCTCGACGGATTCCAAGGTATCCGCGGCTCCATTACGCTTAGGCTCCAAGCTACTGCCAATCCCTTCCAACAGGGTCTTCTCAAGCTTAACTTCTACCCTATGCAGGCTCAAGACTCTTCCTACCCCGGTCGAGCCACCTATCCTGAATCCTGGTCTTACTGGCCTGGAGTTGAGCTCAACCTTGGGAAAGAAACCGCTTGCGAACTTCGCGTCCCCTACACCCTCCCCGTCGCCTTTTGTGATTTGACTTCTGTGTCAATCACAACTCGGCCTCAGATGGGCACTGCCTTTGTCAAGGTTTACTCTCCGCTTAAGACTGGACCTGGCACCACCTCAGTCGGGTGGAACCTCTATGCTCACTGGAATGAAGATGATCTTGAGCTCTTCAACCCGACACCCAACTCCTATCAGTCTGGCGCCAAGCACGTCGTTAAGTCGACTCGTCTACCATCCGACGCTGAGAAGAAGGGGATGTCTATCTCCGACTCTCTCTCCGTCGGCGCTCATATCGCTGAAGCTGCAACTGCGGTCCCGGTTCTTGCCGACGTCGCAGGCCCTACTGCGTGGGCGCTTCGTGTCGCATCTCGAGTTGCCTCTGCCCTCGGATTTTCCCGTCCGCCGGTTGATAGCAAGCCCCAGTTCGTCACTATCTCACCCATGCCGTACAACTCCAACGTTGAAGGCCCCGACGTCAGCATGCCTTTGTCTTTCACCATCCAACCCTCCCTCAAGTTCGAGCCTAAGCTCTCCAGCAAGAATGAGGACGAGATGTCTATCGACTCGTTCTGCTCTAAGTTCGGCTTCCAGTCGACTGTCAATGTGACGTCGTCTGAAGTGCCTGGCACCGTCCTTCTCAACCTTGCCATGAGCGTTTCCGAGCTAACCACCAATGAGCAAATCTATCTCAAACCGTTCCAGGTTCTGGGAAAGATTTTCAACTTTTGGCGTGGTAACCTCCGCGTTCGTATCAAGTTCATCAAGACCAAGATGCACACCGCCCGCCTCATGTTCCTTTTCGCGCCTGGCGTTGTTACTAACCTGAACCTCACTCAGGCCGAGTACTGCCACCGCGAGATCATCGACATCGCTGACGTGGAAGAGCTGATCTACGAGCTGCCCTACACATCCACTTACCCTTACCTAAACACCAATGGCTTTGTTGCTAACTTTGGCGCTTACGGGTCGTTCCAGATCCTAGTCGTCAATTCACTGCAGGCTCCCTCCTCAGTGAACAGCAGCATCGACTTCATTGTCGAAACCGCCATGGGTGAAGGTTCTGAGTGGTTTTGCCCTCAACCGCAAGTCGGTCTTCTTCCACAAGTCCCAGTCGGCGCCTCCCCACAGCAGCGCCTCCGGTCGAATTCCCTTCGGCCCTCAAATCGGCCCCAATCCGGACAAGTTGGTGGCCTTGTACGTGTGACTACCTTGTCAAACGCCAAGACTACCAACCACCAGACCGAGACGGCTCAGCTTTGCGTTGGCGAGAAACTCCTGTCCCTTCGTCAGATCATCAAGTACCCAGCTAGCCTTTTCAGTACTCCGTTCGTGTTCACCCCGACCACGGACTCGTCAGGGTATTTCCCTCCCCAGTTCTTCTGCCCCTTCGCTCTTGGAGCTATTGCTTCTGATGCCTCTCAGCAACAGCCCACTGGTGACCTGCTTAGCCTCATTGCGCCTTACTTCCGCTTCTCTCGTGGTTCCATGAGAGTGCGTGGTACGTTCGGTACTAATACGACCGATCCGCGCACGTCGCTCAACGTCCAAGGTAATGATGTCACGATCGTTTTCACGGCCCGTAATTCCGCCAATCCTGGCATGTTCGGTCCTGATGCTTCTGCCAACAATGTCATGTGGGGCGGGAACTACCAGCATTCCTCTGAAGGTAGCTGGAAAGTCCTTGTCCCCCCTTGGCAAACTGCCCCTATGGTTGACCACCACTATGTTACGCCTATTACGCCCATCGACATCACACTCATGGGTCGCCAGACCGCTCTCCAGTTCTCTGGTTTTGGGTACACTAATGATTCAGTCGTCACCATATCACTCACTCGCCAGCCCGCCGATGATTACGAGTTGCTCCAATTCATCGGCCCCCCGGCCTTCCAGGCTTATACCCTGCCTGCCCCGCAGCCCCTCGCTGCCCAACTTCCCAAATCTGGATTTGGTGTTAAACAAACAGCATGATTCCGTTCATGTGTGTTCCTGTTACATCCTGCCAGTCCTTCTTCTTCCTTCTCTTATTCATAAAAAGTTCAGTGAAAGACGATCCAAG